ATGGTGGTTGATTTTTTAATTTTTAGAGGACGACCCATTTTGTTTTCTCCTTAAAGAAGTCCGATCGGAGTTCTAGTCCGTACGCTGTTGGGTATTAATCATCAGCATAAAACGCCGTATTACGTTGACTTGTATTTATGGTCCGACAAATATTTTAGGGTGTTACACCAGGAATTAAATAGAACCATGCATACAGAACAATTAATAGCACACGGCAATACTGCCCGTGACGAAAACAATCCAGAAGCTTCACTTGCTTATTATGCCCAGGCATTTACCCAAGATCGGCATTCAGCAGCTGCTTTTTGCAACTACGGAAATGTCTTAAGAGAGTCGGGCGATCCTGAAGGTGCTATTCCTTTTTTACAAAGATCAATACAACTCGACCCTACTAATATTACTGCCCAATTTAATCTGGCAGTGGCCTACTTGCTCAAGGGTGATTATGCTCGCGGTTGGCCGCAATATGAAAGTCGTTGGAAGTACGAGCATCTTAATGGCGTACTACCCAATCTTGTACAACCACGCTGGACTGGTCAAGATTTAACGGATAAAACTATCCTGGTCTTGGCTGAACAAGGGCACGGGGACAATATCCAGTTTATCCGCTTTGTTGGCGAATTGGCCAGCCGAGGCGGGCGAGTTGTTGTACAGGTGAACGAAAGTCTTGTTCCGTTGTTTCAAAATCTTCCGCTGATTAGTCGGCTGTACGCACCCACCGATATTGTCTCAGAATTTGATTATTGGACTCCTATTATGAGTATTCCAGGTGTGATTGGAACTACCGTTGAAAATCTAACACACTCACAATTTTATCTTAAAGCTGATGAAAAGTTGGCTCGGGCGTGGCTAAAGCGATTAGGTCCAAAACGACGATTGCGTGTGGGCTTTTGCTGGTCGGGTCGCAGAGATACCTGGATTAATAAGCACAAGGCCATGCCGCTTGACGTAATGTTAGAGTTAATTTGTCGCAATCCTGCATATGAGTGGATTAATCTGCAGGCCGACTGCACTGGGGAAGAAGAAGCTGCCTTAATTGCCGCAGGTGTAACTGCTTATCCAGGCACAGTTAATAATTTTGCTGACACCGCTGCGCTGGTACACCATCTTGATGTGGTGTTAAGCGTGGACACTGCTGTGGCACATTTAGCTGGTGCATTAGGCCGTCCAGTCTGGGTCATGCTGAATCAATTTGGACTTGACTGGCGCTGGTTGTTGGATAGAGATTCGAGTCCTTGGTATTCAACCGCTAGACTATTCCGTCAGCCTCGTATGGGTGACTGGGCCTCAGTGACAGAGCGAATACATCAATACTTAACTTGGTTCAAGATTTAAGCGACGACAGTGATCACCGTGCCAGCGAGCGTATCAGGGTCGTTGTTTACACTTGTCGCCGTGGTGCTGAAAGTAGTTGGGTTTGTAGACTGTTTTACTACAATGTTCGCAGGTTAGATAAGTTTTAGTTGCGGCCTTAGTAGCACGGATAGCGGCTTTTTGTTCTTCGGTCATTGGTATGCCTTTATTTTTAGCAGGCTTTCCTTTTTTAGCGGCACTTATGCGTTTACAAGTTTCTTCACTAACAATCACTCCGTAGCGAGGATTATTTTTTCCACTGTTTGCTTCTGAGTTTTTACGGCGATGCTCTTCTGTGGGTGTTTTACCTTTGTTTTTTCCAATATTGCTTGCTCGTATTTTTTCTTTATGTTCTTCTGTTTTAGCAACACCGGTATGTCGTTCACTAATTCGTTTACGACCCTGCGGTGTGGTAATTTTATATCCTGCAATATTAGCGTTGAACCAGATATGCTGACGAGAAAGCACCTTGGCTCTATTTAATACTTTTGTTTCCCAAGCTATTGCTTGTTCTGCTGTATCAAATGTTTTACGAATTTCCCATTCAAATGCATCAAGTCCGTGCTTGGTTATTAACTCGTTTATTTGTTCACTACTTGTAGTATAGTTGATCATAAAATCTTCAGCAGGATGGCGTTTTAATCTAACATTTTTAAATCGTACTCCATAATAGAATTTATTTTCAGGCTTGAATTTTAAGAGGTATGTGTATGCTTTGTATTCCATACTATTATTTAGTCCTGCACCGCAACCACGCTAATATTTTATGTCAACAAAAAAGCACCTTGCGGTGCTTTCTTGCTCTTCCCATCCCTGGGTTGATTTTTGATTTGCGATTGGATCGCTGGACAAAACTTTTGCTTAGGAAAAGCTCAAGTTTTGGACGGCTATTTCTCCAACATAATCTGCTGCGTTTCCGAAGGAACTTGCAGTATTTGTCAATTCGACAAAACCATATCTGGTCATGAATGATACGACTGGTTCGAATGTTGACGGATCAAGAACAACACCACTGCTCATCAAAGGAATGTATGGGCAATAGAACGCAGGAGCATCAGCTTCAGATGTACCTTTGTAACCAACCAATACACTTGCTGTGTCTTGAGCGTAGCTGTTTACAAACACACGCATAGCGCCGTTCAATGTACCAACAAACTTGGTGTTTGTAGGAGCTTCGAAAGTGCCTTCTGTTGTGCGAGCAAAAGCTGAAGTTGTTGCAGATTGTAAAACTGTCAAACTAGCTGGACTTACTACTGCCCAGTTACCAGCGCCACGACGTGTGCGTTGAGCGATCAAGTTAGCAACACGATTGATCAAAACAGCCAATGCGGCATGTTCGTCACCAACGAATGTAGCAGTACCTGAAACGGTAGCTTGGTTGTATGTATACTCAGTAGCAGCCAATGTAGACAGAGATAACAAGATCTCTTGATCAATCTCAGCTGTGATCTCTTGTGCAAGAGCAGCCATGATTTCGGCTTCTACATCAATACCGTGCATAGCTTGTGCATCTTGTGCAGATTCAAATGTCCAACGAGCTTGTAACTTGCGTGTCTTAGCTTCAACAGCTTGTTTCAAGATTTGTACGGAAATTTGCTTACCGCCAGTACCTTCCATAGTAGCTGTATTGTTACCAGTATAACCAGTAGCAGTACCTGTACCTTGTGGAACTGTAGAGTATGCAGTTGCAATAGTGAATGGGCTCAATGCCTCTTGACCAGCTGTTACACTAGTAGCAGCAGCGGAGTTGTCAGTCAATGACTGTGCGTAACGTACACGCAGAGTATGGATCTGGCCAACTGGGCCTGTCATAGGTTGAACACCAACCAACTCGTTAGCGATAACGGTTGGCATAACACGTCGAATAACTGGCAGAATTACACGGTTAAGTGTAGCAATGTTACCAGAACCTGTTGAGCCTGAACTAGCATTCTCACTCAAGTACTTCTTTGTGTTTTCGAGAATTACACTCATAGAGTTACGCTTGGAGCCTTGTAGGCCTTCCAAGAGTGCGTCTTTAGTTTCATTCCAACGACCTTCTAATAATTCTTGTGACATTTAAGTCTCCTTTGTTATAATCTTTTTACAGCCCTGCCAAACGCTTTAGATCGATCACATTGTTGTTTTGTTCAGCAANTTGATCTGCATCTGGACTGCGGGCAGATTTATCGCCAGTTGCTGTGGATAGTGTTTCTGTAATCACCTTTGGGGTTTTTACGGAACGGTCTTCCAAAACTGCTGGTAGATACTTTTCGAATGCATTTGACAAACGTGATGTTTGTACGCTTTCGAGCAAATTACGCATAACTTCTGCTTTTTCCCGGTTTAAAGGACTGAGCAATTCCTCTAAGGCAGCTTCACGCTGATTAGATTCTTTAATTACACGGATTTCGCGTTCTTTGGATTCGACCAGAACTCGTGCTTTCTGGGCGAATTTGATGGCTTCAGCAAGTTTAGCATCTTTGGCAGCAATTGTATCATGCAATTTACGAACTTCTTGCTTCTCATTTAAATGAGTTGCACCAAATTCTGTTGCATACGCTTCAAAAATACGACGACCAAAATTGTTCTCACGAGCAACTTTAATGTCTTCTTGTAACTGACTGAGTTCAGCCTTAAGATGTGTGCTAACAGCAGTGGACATCTTCTGTGCAGATTCTTTAACAAATCTACTCTTGAGACCTTCCAATGTTTTGCGAGCTTCACGCACCAAACGAACTTTAGTCTCTACGACATCTTGTTTGTCTGTTGCAAATTCTTGAATCTCACGTGCAAGTGCGTGTACTACAAAGGCTTCTAACTTCTCAACGCCTTCAGAGTGCATCTTGCGGTCTTTGCGCAATTCGCCAATTTCTTCGGCTAATTTAGTAACCATAAACGAGTTAAACTTCGTTGCTGATTCTTTCATTTTGCCTTGGAAACGAACGCGATCTTCAGCAAGTTGTTGCTTTTCAGCTTGTACTTGTTGGAGTTCTGATTGCAGACCTTCTGTTACCATACGATCTAGGGCTTCCACCATCACTGTTTTATCATGCTCATAGCGTTGTGCAAACTCTTCGCGGAGTTCTGCACGTACTTGTTCACGAGCTTCGTTCAACTTTGTTTCCCATGCTTCTGAGATCTGTTGTTGAGCTTCTTCGTTAATCAAGTCGCTATCTAGTAACGGTTTTAAACTATCTAACATAGTATATTCCTTTTTCGTTAATTCTATTTACTGCTTACAGCATAATTTACTGCTGTATACTATCGAATTAGACCTAATGTGCTAATTCTCTAAGTTCTTTTTAATAAATCCGCCGATTAGACTTTTAATCCTCTAATTAAACGCATTACTTCTTCTTTAACGTATCTCTGTGCTTTGCTGCTCTTAGCTGGGTCCTTGAACATATCTAACAATCTTTGTCCACCTTTGTGATTCAAAAGGCCTTCATAAATTGCTGTAGGGTACGCATTTGGAGCTGAGGGTTGAGCAACCACATCTACAGTGACAATTTCAAAGTCACTGACATGTCCGTTTGCATCGTTGACATTACCGCTGCCACGACTGCTAACCCCTAATTTTACACCGTTAGTCAACATAGTTTTTACTAGTTCGCCCATCGGTGTAGGTAGTATCTTTAATGTTCCCATTCCAGCAGGGCCATCCATCCACATTTTTTCAATCATGTGACTTACACGATCCAAATTAATTTTTAAATCATCTGGGTGATCTACTTCGCCCAGGACTGAATGACCTGTTCTAATTTGTTCGTTGATAGTGTCTACTGCTTTGGCGATTTCTTCAACTGGATATACTCGTTCGTTAGCGTTTTTAACGCCACCCTCGATACACACACCTTTTAACTTTAAAGTTTTGTGTCCGGAACCATCTTGGGCTTCCTCAGACAGGAGTTCGAGTCCTGCTTGAGTGAAGCTTAGATGTTCT